AGCAAGCAAGCAAGCAAGCAAGCAATAAGTCTGTATATGCACCGATAGGAGCTTCTAACCACTCAAAACATGAAAGACACCAAGAGGACTATTATGCGACTGATCCAGTAGCAGTAGATTATTTGCTGAATGTTGAAAGTTTTAAGAATGTATTAGAACCTGCTTGTGGAGAAGGACACCTGAGTAAAAGGTTGATTGAGTTAGGAGTAGAAGTACACTCTAGCGATTTAATAGACCGTGGCTATGGGGGAGTGGCTGACTTTTTCGGTATAGAAAAAT